ACATAACTGCGTCACCCGGATTTAAATTTATTCCAACTTCATTGCCGTCTGGTTTTTTAATCCAGATAGGCCAATCAACATCATCTTTTTGTAAATTAATTGTTAAACTTACTTCACAGGCATCCCTGTCAATATGGCGAGCAAGTATTTCTCCATGTGTATAAATGCGCCCGTAAGTGTAAGTGGGCAAAACATCTTCTCCACACAACGCACTAACCTCAGGAATTTTTTTTACTAAAAGTCGAACACAGGGAAGTAAATTATATGCAGAAGGCGAAGAAGGGCATTGAGGGTCTAATTTAAGTTTCCCGTCACGTTGGGCAATAAAAAATTCTTGTGCCAAATCATCCGCTTGTTGCGGAGTTAAAAAATTTGGCACATATACGTAGTTATTGTCCAACATGTAAAAACTTAATGCTGGTGTGCATGTAAACCGTTTTCTTCAGCATATCGGGCTGCGTCAACCGCCGCCTGTTGATCCGCTAAGTCTTTTTCTCTTTTTACTTGCATTGCGGCTATACATGCATCAACCCATGAAGGCAATTCTGTAATTTCGTCGTTCTGAACGTGCGCTCCTTTATATTCAATATGCCCCGTATTGTCTCCATGTTCGTTCCACTGGAGCGCCCAAACATTGTCTGGAACACCACACGCAGCAAGGTCAATCCCGCCAGCCGAAAGACCATCAACATAAACCGAATTATCATTAATCCCAACAATAATTGTAATTCGCATCATTTACTCCTAACAGTTTTAGGTTTAACAGTTTTTGCTTTTGGTGATGCTTTCACCTCCAGCGCCAAAGGTTGGTCTTGGGGCTGCTGAAACCCAAGACTAGCCAACAAAACTTTTTGAGATGTTTCATTTGCCTTGACCATCTCGTTGCGAAAACTTTCCACCGCTGCGCCAGTTTGCCTTTGTTGCCCAGAGTTTTCAATCAAAAGCATTGGTAGCCAAGCAACGGCACACTGATAATCATCAACTTGATTGCCAGTATTCATATCAACGCCTTGAACACGAGTCATCCAAGAACATCTAAGACCGACACAGTCTTTTTTAATCAGCGGGCAAAAAGTTCCGTTATTTAATTGCATTCGTGCTCACCGTCTCTAAGTTGAATATTGTAAGTCTTTAATGCTTACGTCTTTTAACTTAAACATCAACGTTTTTCTTAAACCTCGGAATGTTTTTGAAAGCGGCCTAACAGAATGAACAGTTTTTCCATCAAACATTACAATTCTGTTATACCTTGGCAAAACAGATTTTATAATTTCATGGGAATAATATATTTCATCGGCGGGGTTTTCCGAATAATCCATATTATAAAAACAAGTTTCTCCGCACCAATGAGAGTTCCAAGACTCGCATACGTAGCATATTATGGTTACAAAATTATCTGAATTTTTGTTATCTACGTGAGCGTGAGCCTCAATCCCATGAGTAAGACCATTTAAATAACACGAATCTAAATTGTTTTCAGTAATAATTGGATGAAATTTACTTTTAATAAACCCCCAACATTTTTTTACTTCTTCATTACTAAAATTTTCCAAAAAAGTATCATTTTTTGTTTTGCTGTAAGTAGAACCGTAAACAAATACAGTCCAATATACATCATCGTTTTTATCTGATCGAGAAAATTTCCAACAATAGTTATTAGATTTTGATATTACAGAATCTATTAACTCTGGTGGAAAAAAACTATCAATGATTATCATGTTTAATTTTTAGAGGCTCGAATAACGTCAACGTACTTAACAGCCAAGTTAATTGCATTACCGCTAAACGTACCAGAGCCACTTGAAAACGAAAATGGGTGAGTGTGTGAACCACCACCTCCTGTTCCGGAGGTGATAATCGGAGACGGATTTTGTTGGCGAACGTTAGGAAAGTATTTGTTAGGTTGACTGTCAGTGTCAGCGGGGGCATGTATATTTGTGTCGTGAGTGTGGCTTGGAATCTGGGGGGTTGAAAGCGTTGTAGCGCCAGCAGAACCCGTAACACTAGAAATTGACACCGAACCAGTTGGGGTCTGGGAAGCAAACGCTGTCGTAAAGTCTACCGAACCACCGGTAGATGCTGCGCCAGTTACAACCCGCAGACCGGAGTTGTTGTAGTTTGTGGTGTCTTTAGTCCAGCCAGTAGGTGCTGAAGTCTGGGCAAACAACATCACGGTACCGGAGTCAAACGCTGCGGCTGCTGCAGAAGTCCAAGTAGTACCGTTAGAGGTCAAAACGTTGCCAGAAGAGCCGGGGGCTACAAACTGAACAGCAGAAGTTCCGTTACCAAGAATGACGTTATTGGCAGTCAGCGTATATGCACCGGTACCACCAGAAGAAACGGGGGTGTGGGTCAAAGCATTTACAACGTCCGTACCATTGTTAAACAAAAGCATCGATTTACCAGCTGGAACAGCCACGCCAGTCTGACCAGAAACCTTAACCGTCACGGCATCAGCACAGCCGTTGTTGACTACGTACATTTTCTCAATGGCGGGGACAATCAAATCCCGTGCGCCGCCAGTTGTACCGGTCAGGTTTAAACGCATGTTACGAGCAGTTTGGCTTGCGTTCGTGTCGGTCAGCGTCAGGGTGACGTTGCCGCTTGAGAACGCCACATCAGCAGAGCCAGCAATCGCTTCTTCGATGGCGGTGCCCAAGTTGACGTTCGTGACGTTTCCCCAAGTTCCGGAGTTTTCTCCGGTAGCCATGAGTTGAATTTTAAGGTTTGAGTATGTAGATGCCATTTAAATGCTCCTATGCTGCAATGGGTACCCAATTGGGCGTTTGTGATGTATCAATTAAACCCCAGACCAAGGGTCTACTTACTAATCCTCTGGCGGACACACCGGTCAATGTTACTACGGCCTTACCGCTTTCATCCACCTCTCCAAGCCCAACAGTACCTAAAACTCCGGTAACCGTCACGCTTGCTTTGCTATCAACTTCAACAGTACCAACAGAAACCGTACCAACAATCCCGGTAACTATTACCTCTGCTTTTGCCCTTACGCTGGCAGTTCCAAGTTCACCAATTGCCTCCAGACCATCAACGTCAACATTCGCCTTGGAGTCAACCTCAACAGTGCCGACTTCTCCAACAGCCCCAACGCCAGTAACGGGGAAGTTGTTAACTGTTCTAACAGCGCTGGTTCCAAGTTCACCTGTTCCGGTAACACTGGTTTGTTCTGTGTTTGCATCTGCCGTGGCAATCACAGACTCAAGGGCTACGGAGGCCTGCACGCCAGCCGGAGTTACACCAGAGTCTGCGTTTACACCGACCCCTTCAATAATCCCGGTCGCAGATATAGACTCAACAAAGACATTGGCGATACCAACAATTGAAACAGAATTTAGTACAGCAGAAGCCTCAACGCCAGTAACAGAAACAGACTGAGTTGTTGCTACCTGACCAAGAATTGCTGTTGTGGCTATGCCGGTAACACAAGCGTTAGTGACTTCTTGGTTCCACGGGCCTTCGCCCCAAACGCCAGTTCCCCATCCATAAGACTGCGGACAAGCAACTTCGCCAGAAGCGAATCCAGTGGCTGATACCCCGGTAAGGCTTACAGATCCAATACCTTGAACCTGAACCGTTCCAAGCGTACCTGTGGCGACTACCCCGTCCTCGATGACTATTGCACCAGCATCAATTTCAACTGTTCCGACAGCAGAATCTGCAGATACGCCAGTTACCCCAAGATTGTTATTGGACTGAGGAATTACAGTGCCAAGCACCCCATCGGCTTGAACACCTGATACAGCGGCACCAAACCGTGTTCCAACGGTTCCAATTGCGCCGTTACCCTCAACGCCGGTAGTAAGCGTTGTGGCTTGCGCCCGTGCAGTTGTAGTGCCAACTTCACCCGCACCGGACACACCGGTAAGCATTACAACTGCCGTGGCAACAACCGACCCTGAGCCTACAGACCCTGTTGCTGAGACGCCTGTTACATCGACGGGGGCATCAATCTGCCCCACGCCCCATGTATTGACGCCCCAGCGGCCTTCGCCCCAAGCGCCGGTTGCCGCCATTTGCTACTTAGGCAATACGGATGATTGCGTTGCTTGCGTCGTTGGTCGGGAAAATGATGGTGAAGTCGCCGTCGGTAGACGTCTTGTCACTACCAAAGTCCAGAACAGCAACAGCAGCGTTGGTCAACGTGGTGTTTGCAGTACCGTTCGCAGATGGCGTGGTGTTATAAATCAGAGCGCCACGAGCCGTAACCGTCACGTTAGAGAAGGTCAGGTCGTTGAAGTCGGTAAAGCCAGTACCAGCGGTTGCGTTGGTATTGGTTGCGGTAACACCAGCGTTGGTCAGGGCATTACCACCAGCCGTATAGTTGGTGCCAGAAGCCTCGCCAGAAGCGGTGTAAGCGGTGGTGTTTGCATCAATAGATGCAGACGAGGTGTACAGAGCAAGTTTAAACGTATCGCCAGAAGCGTTACGGAAATCGTGAACAGCCAGAAGCAGTTCAGCCTTAAACGAAGTACACATTGCCTGAGAAATTGCCATGATTGGCTCCTTTAGTCGTCCAAAAGTTTTACTAACTCAGAAAATCCAGCCTTATTGAACTTGTTCACCAAGGTGACTCGATCAGACCGAATTGCCTCTTTCATATAGAACACCAGAACCTTCCTGATGCTCTCCCTAAATGCCTCTGCCTGATCCCTTATTGCTGGGTGGGTTTGGCTTCCTACATAAATAATCTTGTCCAGCGCCCGTTCGGCAACTTCTTCGGGTGTAAATCCACGATTGACTGTGGTTTCAACACGAACCTGACCACCAAGAAGAAATGCTACTTCGTCCATTTTCATTTAACCGGGTACCTTGCCTGAGGCGTTCTATACATGTCTTGACGATCCTTGCCTTCACCCAACTGCTTGATCAGCGCAAGGGCTTCATTGTAACGAGCGGTGTAATTATCAATCACATCTTTTTCACCCTTCATGAAGGTGTAAGCCTCTAGAAGAGATCCGTAAAGCAGTACAGAGTCAAAATTGTCGCCCAGCCAAGAAGTTCCAGCGTCAACAATTGATGCCGGATAATAGAAGTAGTGCAACTCAGAGTTGTAGTTAGCATCCGGTGTTGGGCCTAAAATGAACGTGGTGTCATCAAAAATGGCGTAA